AGAAGACCCAGAAGCATCTACATTTACCACAATATTACCAACTCCTCCAGAACTTTGCACTCCAAGTTTTCCATTAGCACCACGCTTTAATGGGAGTATAGCTTCCGGGCCAGCTTCTCCCATAAGCCCTGCTCCGTCTTGCATGGGAAATATGGTGGGCTTTGAGACTATGCCCCCATAAGCAAACTTAGAAATCTTGTTGCCAGCATCGTATACGTTACCTTTGGCGTTTACATTTGTGACCTTATTGAAGAATGGAAATGGACTTAAAAAGTTAAGCAATGCTGCTCTTACTGTTATTCTTGCCAAGTCTGAAATTATAGATCTTGCAAGATCACTAAAGTTTAATTTTCCTGTAAGAACAAATTTTACTAATGCATCTTCCATACCTTTAAATGCACCAGCTACAGCATCTTGGGTTTGTTTTGCAAAATCACCAATAGTATCAAAATATGCTTTTGCTCCTTTTTCTATATTGTTAAGAGAACTACTTCCACCCCCCTCACCACCAGCAATACTACTTCCACCCCCACCAGCCCTAAAAGCTGCAAAAGAATTATCTGTGTCAAAATTCAACATATTTTGCAATAGCTTTATTCTTTGTTTACCTGTTACGTCAAATAAATTATTGCCAGTAGCTTGTTCAAATAATTTTAATACATCAAAATTGGATGTTTTTCCAACTTCTTCTAATGTTTTACCTAATTCTCTAGTTAATTTTTTTTCTAAATTTTTAACTCCAAAACCTCCAAAAGCAGTTTTTAAAGGATTTTTTAAAGTCTCTTCTACAACTTGATCTATAAAATCTTTTGTAATAACTGTGCCACCAATTTGTTGAACAGCAAGATTTTTTGCATCTACATTTATTTTTTGTCTTTCATTTTTTGATAATGCTAATTGTGCAATTAATTTTCTTTCAATTGCAACATCATCAACCATTGCTCTAATAGCTTTAACAATAGATGCAAAATCTTTAACTATATCTTCTGATAGTTTTTGAAATTGCGCCCCTATTGGTCTTAATAACGCTCCTAAATCATCATTCAACTCTTCTAAAGCTGTTCTTAATCTATCGCCAGCAGCTTCTGGACCTGATGCTAATATCTCTGCGTTTAATCCATATGTTGCAAAAAGTTTTTGTGCAAATTTCATAAAGTCATCTAACGTGACTTTTCCTTGCTCCAATGCCTTATCTAGTTCTGCTGGAGTTTTATCCATTGAATCAGCAAACAAAGTAAATGCACCTGGCAATCTTTCACCCAACTGTTGACGAAGCTCTTCAGCCGATACCTTACCTTTTGAGAATACCTGGCTAGTCGCTCGCATTGCGGCTTTCATGTCTTCTAAATTTCCACCAGTACCTCTGATACCAGCAGCGATTGCTTTAAATACTTTTTCAGCGTCTTCTACAGATTGCCCAGCACCAACTACAGATGCAGTTAAAGCGGTAAATTGTCTTGTTATTACACTTTGTGGTATCGCAAGTTTTCTAGATGTTGTTAACAAAAACTCTTGTGATTTTGCAAATTTTTCAGTATCTCCAATAACAAGACCCAAAGCTTTACGTTGTAAACTTAATGCCGCAGAAAATTCTGCTATACCACCTATCTGTTGCCTAACCATACCAACTTGCGCACCTATAGCAGCACCAACAGCGCCTCCAGTTGGGCCTCCCATAGCTAATCCAACCCCAGCACCAACAGCACCTTCTGGGCCTCCAAAAATACCACCAGCAGCAATAGCTCCAACTCCTTTTGCAATACCTCCAAGCCTTCCTCCTCGACCTCTTGATTGCGACCTTGCTAACTGTGTATCAAGTCTTTTTACCTCGGCAGTCAATTGTCTAAATTCTTTACTTGTCACATCTGCCATATTACGCAAACCACTCAAGGCATTTCTTTGCGCTTGCATACCATTGATGCTATTACGCATCCCAGCACCTAGTTTGTTAAATTCATTTTTTACTTGTATTAGAGATTTTTTTGATAAACTCTGAAAATCTCTATTTAAACGTCTAGTCTCGCCCCCAAGTCTTTTAAAAGCTTTATTTACCTCACTATCACCTTTTGACAGAAACTCAATATTTATTCTTGAAGTAGAAGAAGCCATCTATTTCTTTTCCTTGTTAAGTTCTTTCAAAGCGGCAGCTTCCATGATTTGTAGCTCTTCTAAGATTTTACGCCTATCTGTAATATTGTAAAGGTCAAACATACCACCTTGCATTAAAAGAACTTCATATCTTAATCCTACAAACCCACCAAAAGAAGTAGTCCATTGTGTCTGCATATTACAAAAGATCATAACTGCATCCCAATTATCATTGTATACTTCAAAGTTTTTATCTTTTTTATCTTTTTTTTCCTTCGGCAGTTCTAAACCAAATGCTTTTGCATCATCTTGAGTTTGATCAATAACTTCTTTACCAGAACCTAACCAATAAAGAACTGCCTCTTTTAGTTTTTTACTTTTTCATCAACTAAAGATTTGGTATAAGACTCTGATACTGCTCTTAACCAATAAGCATCCTCCATCATATCTTTTAAGTTTTGGTGATTAAATGGCATATCTTCACCATTTTCTTCTTTAATATTTTCCCATCCAACAAGCATCATCTTTAACATTTCAAACTCTGATTTATTATCTGCTGCGTTTTGATACTCGCTTACTTTTAATCTTTTAAAAATAGCTATAAATTCACTTTGATCATAAACTCCAGCATCAGTTTCACTAGGTTCACGGACAACAACAGGCCATTTAAATGTTTTGTTCTTTTTTCTTACAAAAGTCATAAAGTGTAGAAATAAATATACTTCTACACTCTAGCTCTAATACAAATAAAAGTTAAGTATATAAGAAAGTTAGCTCATCGTTAGCTGTGCTTGGAACTAATGTATAAGGAATTTCTAACATATTTACTCCATCCATTTCTCCGTAACTAACATCTCCAATATCAACTTTAGTACTTGAAAACTTACAAATATTCCCAGCAGTCGTTCCATGAGTAACTTGAATATTGCCTAGAGAAGTATCTGTTAAAGCAGCAGCAAAATAATCTTTCTGCGCAATTGTTGGTGCTTCTATGGTTACTGAACCATTTGCTGCTCTATCAGTAAGAAGGACTTCTTTTGTCCCTCCAACAAGCTCTCTGTAGACAATTGAATTACCAATGTCAAAACTTAAACTCTGAAGCGCACCAGCATAACTTAGAAGTTGAAAACTAGTTGTATTTCCATTTTTAAATATTAATGGAGTGGCTTGGTTTCCATAAGTAACTGAAGGTAATGCTGTGTCTGTGGGAGCATTGTATATACCGGTAAAAGTAAAATCGAGGGTTGGGATTGCGCCAACCTCGGCTGACAATGCAACTGTTCCTCTGCAACCAGTAACGATATGCCTTACACCGTCTATGTTGTAGTGGATAGTAACAGATGAGAAACTAGCTGAGATTGGTTCGTAGGTAACGCTAGTTCCAGACGCTACAGTCTCCGACAACCCACACGCCTTAAGCGCACTTCCGTACCTGGGTGCAGTTCCAGCCGAGCCACTTCCGCAAAATTCAACGCTGAATGTACACTCAACTCTGGTGTTTGCTAATAGCTGTTGTGATGATCCAAGAAATGGTCTTACAACATCTCTATTAACGACATCACTTGATTGTGGTGTAATACTAAGATCAGTTACTAAAACTACATCTGTGGCCGCCGGGGTAGGGTCACTTCCGTAGGAGCTTTCCGCTTCAATTAGAATTACTCTCTTCCTTGTCAGTTGTGCCATCTGTAATTACCTCTTTAGGGAGTTCTGCTTGTGAAGTTTGTTGAACTAGCTTTCGCTTGCCAGTTTTAGGGTTAAGAATGTAAGTTCCGCCCTCGTTTGGGATTTCATTACTCATAATAAACAATTAGGGTTGTTAGGCTTGAGAATACAACAATACTATGTAGTTAAACTATTATATGAAGTTCGATATTCAATATCAAATTCACAAGATACAATCCCTGCTGGTTCATCAGCCTCTAAAACCTCAAAAGAAGTTGTAGATGGCCTTATGTCTATAGCTAGACCTCCTACAGTTGGATCTGTAAGAATTTTCGTATGTAAGCTCTCAATCGTTGGATCAGCTACATTATCTGGTACTGCGCCTCTAACAATTACAGAAATACGAATCCTAAATTCCCATGTTACTGAGTTATTAAAACTACTTGTATCCTGTGGAGTATCACTTATTGGCTCAAGAACAATAGCTGGAGTTTCTGCTTTTGCAAAAGCTTCTGGTCTAGATCTATAAATCCTAGTACCAACTCCTGTTGTGTTAGCAAGATTTGTTTTGGTTGCAGCTAAAATTTGTTCTCGTTTTGTAGCCATGTCATACCTTCATTAGAAAAACAATACATAAAGTACCATCATCAATTTTTTTTACATTACGAACCTTATAGTTAACAGAATTAACTGCTACTGTTGCATCAAAAACCAAAGATCCCAAATCACTTGTTTTTGCTGTCAATTGATAATCAGTTGTGACTACAAGTCCATCAGCAATCATTTCATCTGGTTGATCTAATATGCCTTTGTAACTTGTAGAACTATAAACAACAGTATCTGTAAAATCAGCAAAATATGTATCTAAGTCTTCAGTAAATGCCATAAGAAAAAAGCCCTCATTAGAGGGCTATATGTTTAGCCGTACTTTTTAAGACCAATTAAATTGATACTAAAAGTAAATGTTGGGGATGATCCACCGATTGTTTGCACAATCCTGATGAAACGCTTACTTGAATCCTTGTTGATTGCAAGTGTTTGCATTGAAGCAGCATCAACAACTTGTGTAAAAGTAGCACCAGATAAATCTGTAAATGTACCACCTGTTGCATCTGATTCAGTTAGCTTAATGTCTAATGTTGGAGAAGAACCGCCACCAGCAGCACTATCCAAAATTAGCATTACATCACCATCGTATTCGAGTAAATCTATTGAGCTTGATGTAGCTGTGCTTGTTACAGCAGCAGTCGCAACACCAGCAACAACAGTTAACTTCTCTAGGTTCTGTTGGATAACAGACATTTTAAGATTCCTCCATGATTGA